TATGCGTGAATCATTTGAGTATATTAAAAACCAAGCCAAGTGGAATGCAGCTAAAGCTTATTGTGAAGATAATGGTATGCAATTTAAGATTATTACCGAAAAAGACCTTGGTCAATATTAACCAATCCCATAAAAAGATAACCTATCGTGATAAGGGTCAATGCCTGTATTTAATGGACCTGTGTATGTTTCGTTTTTAGAATTTGCAATGTTTTGATTTTGTTTATTTGAATTATCAACATAGGTAATATTACCTTGATTATTATTTGTGGTCTCATTTAATTGTTCAGTTTTATTCGTTGTTTCTGATGTATCACCCTCAATAGTTTTTACGATATCACCCTCATTTGTAACTTGACCACCTGAACCACCTGACATTACTTCAGCAAACTTTTCTTTAAATGCCTCACCTGGAGATTTACCACCAGGCGCCAATGCACCTGCAGCCGCTACACCCGCCAGACCAATTGCCTTGACTAATCTAGCAATACTAAAAATTTTGTCTGCAATACCCTTTAGTATACCACCTTCGGGTAATTTGAATATGTCTGTTATCATGTCTACCATCTTACCAATTAAACCTCTTTCGCCGTCACCACCAAATAAGAAAGTTTTTAAACTAAATGGTTCATCTGGATTACCGAAACCAAATAAATCTTTTACAAAGTTAACGGCAGTATTAATAGGGAATGATACTATATCAAATAAGAAATTACCTAAACCTGACATTGTTGCACCAATACCACCTAATATTCTACCTAAATCTAATGTAAATATGCCTGTTACAATATCAACTAAACCACCAACGGTGTCTTTAAAACTTTTCGTTATGTCTTCACCGAAGTCTGCAATAAATTTACCAACATTTTCTAGTCCTAGATATTCTAAACCTTTACCAATTGCCCCTGTTGCTAGTCTAACAAAACTACCAATAAATCCGTCTATGATACCTGTAATGGCACCTCTGATACCATCCATAAAACTTTTTTCTTTTTCATATTCTTCCATAAAACCTGTATAACCATCAAATATACCAAGAATAAGTGTAATTGGTAAGAATAATTTACCAATAGTTTTACCTATTGCTTTTAATGGTTCAATCATTTTTGCTAACGCACCACCATTTTTTGCACTTGCAAATAGCCCACCTGTGCCTGTTAATGCGTCTTTTATTGGTTTGAATGTAGCTTGTAATGTAGTTTTTGCCTCTTTAAAATTATCTGCTATTGTTTTAAACACTCTATTTGTTGTTATTGATTTTTTAAAACCATTAAATGATTTTGCTATACTATCAAGTGTTTTCGTGTAAGATGTAGCAATTGTACCACCTTTGCCGAAGAAACCTGCATTTCTAGTTTTTACTGCGTCATCAAATAAATCAAATGATTGTTGCACTGCTTTAGGATTTACTTTTACTGCTTTAACAGCAGCTTTCATATCATCTATAATTTTAGGACCTAAACCAAATGTTGCGATAGAACCTACACCTTTTGCAAATGTGGCCATGCCTTTAATTGATTTAATTTGTTGTGGTAATTTGAGTATGTCTGTGTTCATACCCAATTGTTTTGCAAAGAAAGCTAGACCTGCAATAGCGGCCAAACCTTTCATACCCATGTCACCAGTTAAATCACTGGCTGATATACCTTTGCCTGGTTCTGCACTTGTTATAGCTTTAGCTTTTTCTTGTCTATTTTCTCTAGCTTGGTCTCTTTCACGAGCAAATCTATTTTTGTCAAAAGTAAACATGTCACGCAATACATTTGTAAGTCTTTCTGTATTGCCTTCATTTTCTCTTGTGATACTTCTTAGGTCTTCTAATAGTGGTATTGCACCATTATCATTTGTCGCAACAGCAGCTGTTCCACCTGTTAAAGCAGAGCCAACAGCATTTTGACCTGATGTAATTGCACCTACTATTGAATCTCTCAAAGCCATTTCTATTTACTCTTTTTACTTGTTCCTGTGTATAGACCAAACCAAGCAGCGCCAGCACCTACAACGATACTAACTAACCCACTTTGTTCCATAGTTGGTGATTGTAATGCCATATACCAAATGACAACTTTGTATAACAAAAAGATATAAGTTGTAATGAATACTCTAGGGAATATTCTCCAACTATCAACTGCTCTAGCAAGGTCAATTAAACCTTGATACTTATTTTTACTAGAATCTACAGTTGATGTATCAATCTCTAGTTCTAAGTTTACTTTTTTAGTTTGTTCAACCATTTTTTCTCTTTCTCTCTTTTTCTTTTTCTTCTTTTATGTGATTCAATAATAAATCTACATAAATTTCCCTCTCCCACGGTATCATCTGTTCGAGTTCAGTTAGAGAATATTTATGGTGTTGCATTAAAGCAAAATTCACCTGAAAATAATTCTCTAAGTTGTCATGTGAGAGGGCGATACGAAAAAACTTTGTAACCCACTTAACATAACTTTACTCTTTACTTTGGTCTTAGGATTTTCTACTTCAAGTTCATGTTGTAATCTAGGCATAGTATTAAAGAATTTTTGAATTTTAGCAAAATGGTCACTTGTTAATGACTCAATAAATTCATGCATTTCTTTTTTACTATAATCACTAGCTTTATGTACTGTCTCACCATCATAAATTTCATAAACAGTATTTGCAATTATATCAAATAACTGATTTGTTTTTAATTTAGTTGCGTCAATTGAGGGGTCAAATGTGTCAATAGTAGGATATCTCATAATCATTTTTACTTTATCAGTAATTGATATCTCATTACTATGTTCATCATCAACTTGAACCTCAACCTTAGATAAATCTAACTCTACATTTGCGTAGGTTTCTTTATCATCAGGACACAATAGTTTTAATTTTGTTACTTCACCAACTGACTTAGCCCTAATATTTAAAAATATATATTCTAAATCAAATGTAGGTAAAGCTTCCACATTTACACTATTAAATGTACATGTTCTAACAATATCTTTTAATGCACTGGTAATCTGTTTACCATCTTCAGATTCCATTGCTAATAACAACACTTTTTCCTCTTTTACAAGAAAAGGTCTATACTTTACTTGTACATCACTTGAAGGTAATGTCAATTCATAAGTCGCTGTTTCTAATATAGGCAATGCCATAATATTATCTCCTTGTTAATTAACCAAAAGGTGGAAATAATCTTCCACCTGTAACTCTACCGATTGGTAGATTTCTTCTAGCTGTTTGTAGTACATCTCTGCCTGCTCTTCTAAACTCAGGAGGCAGTTTACCTAATACACCACTAAACAATCCAAAATCTTTACTCGCTTTTATTGTAGGCACATCACCAACTGATTTACCTACTGTTGCACCATTAATCTGGTCTATCGTTAAATTAGCCCATGTTCTAAAGTTTAATGTAATTGGTACATTTACTAAACTGTCATTTTGTCCGAAATCCATATCATATGAACCAATTGTTTGAGGATAAACTTCAAATAATCTAACTGCATATGTAACTCTTGCGTCATCATCTTGTTTACTATCAAACTGACCTAATTGCATAATATCCATAGAACCAACATATTCATCATAAAATTTCATATTATGGCTATTGATATCCATAATTTTTTTCTGCCAGTTTTCAAAAAACATTCTTTGTCTTAAAAACTTATCACCATAAAAATTACACTCTACTTGACCACTATATGTATAACCATAAGGCATTTGTCTACCAGGTCCATACATTCTGTGCTCTGCTGTTTTGATATCTCTATTAGGTATGGTAACTTTGTTACACATCATATCAACATTTTCTAATGTCTGATTACTTTCTAATTCATTTTTACCACCATATTCAGCAGATATCATTTCAGGTGGTCTATTTGGTGGACCAGATTGTACTTGAATTAATTTAACTGATGATGGTGGATTAATTCTGACAATAAATCTATTCTGTCTAGCAAAACCCTCACCTTGATTTACTTGTGAAAGAAATCTTTGTATTGTGCCAGCACCACCTGGTTGTCTTTGTAATCTAGGGTCTCCTGCAACATCAACAAGTGACCTATCTCTCGGTAGACCAACTCTAATGTCGAAATTTCCTATTCTTCTTCCGCCTCGTAAGATTGCCATTATACTTTATGCCTTTTTCTGTTTTTTAAATGTGCAGCTTCAACATCATCTTTACTTTGACCATAATATTCTACTGCATGTCCTT